GCTGGCTTTGGAGCTGGCTTTGGAGCTGGCTTTGGAGCTGGTTTGGGAGCTGGTTTGGGGGCAACAGGCGCTGGCTTTGATGCAACGGGTGCTGGTTTGATTGGCATTTGGCTAGAGTTTAGCGGTCTTATTGGCGAGAACGACTGTTGTTGCTGTTGACGAGGCATCACGGCAGTGGACATTTTTATCTATTGTATTATTATATTATAATTTTACAAAATGTTTGAATTTAAAGAGATAATACTTATACTTTTAAATCCCATGACAACGTTTATCAGAAACAAAGTTACAAAAGTTATTACCGTGGTGGATAACAAACCTGCTAATAAAACTCCTGAATCTCAAGCATAGTTGGTATCAACGCCTACGAGATTGGAGTAAAGCATGAAATTTTCCTGAAGACCGTCTTCTACGTCAGATGCATACAGGAAATCGTAATTCTGTCCCTCGGTTTGCTCCTCGTCTGGCACATCGTCCTCATATACCTCTTCCACCAGTTCGTCCTGCTCCTCATCCATCATCTCTTCCTCGTATATCGTGGTATTTTCAGCATCATCTGTAACATCGACCACTATTTCCTCGGAATCGTCATACGCTTCGTTCTCATCATCCGCATATTCGTACATATCATCTTCAGCGTCGACAACGTCTTCGATTTCCTCGATTTGATCAACGTAATCTTCTTCACTGTCTGCACTTACGAGGTCCATATCGGCTTCGTCTTCGGGTGCGCTCACGGCGTCTACCAGGTCAATATCCTCCTCATAGTCCATTGGGTACGCATAACCAGACTTGTCGTCCTGATAGTTGTAATACGTTTCCTTTCCGAAGAAAACTCTGTAAAGCATTACGCCTATCGCTATGGCTAGTAACACCTTAAGCAAGTTTTCCACGGTAAACAATTTCTGGTAGTCCATCTCAATGTTATTTGTAATAAATATTTTTATTTTATCTATTTTCTTTGACCAAACATCTTCTGCAGATCTGCCGCGGAAATCACGTTCATGCGACCATCCCTGCGCTTCTGATATTCCTTGAATGTTGCCTCGTCCATAACAGGACCGAATGAAACGCCGATATCCTTGGGGGTCACGGTTTTCACATCGATCTTCTCGGCCTCCTTCTTCATCTGGGTGGTTTTCGCATCCCACTCTTCGAACACGGCCCTGTTGAGAACTGCGACCTGCTCCGAAGTGAGATTGCCAACGTCGCGTGTGTTGTCGGTGGACATCGTATACTGATGTGTGCATACTTTTTGTTAAGTTATTTTACACACGTTCTTTTATCCGTAAAAATATATTATGATAGTATATTCCATGAACCCGTTGATAATTCTGGCTATTATCCTCGTTGTTATCGCAATCTCCACAGGTGCGTACTTCTATATGAATAGCGTAGAACAAAAGTACCCTCACTGGGGGTGGGACAAGCACGCCGGACTTCGTTGCAAGAACAGTGACAACACTGGTTGCAATACCGCGTACGATAAAAACGGAAAGCTGGTTGAAATTTGAGTATAGATTACAATTCATCAATTGTTTGAAGTGTGTCGATATAATATATCTTTGTATCGACAAACTGTATTTTCAACAAACTATGTACAGATGCATATTACCTGATTTTAGTCCTGTTTCCGACAATTCCAACATAGTCCTGCGGGCCGCATTTGTTCACAGTACGGGCAGTGTCGCCGTACATGAGCTTACCGTACAATTTGCAGAACCTTTCGATTCCAGTCATGTACACCCCGTCATATACGCCATCTAGACACAGTGAGGTGTGTTTTCCATCTTTAGACACAACGTCGGGAGTGTCGTTGACAATGGTGTCGAGCGCTTCTCTCTTGACGAACATCACGCCTGCGTCCTTGATGCTTTTCACTTTGGCATATCCGTTTTCGTCTGGAATTCCTGCCAGAGAGAGATTATACACGGCACCGGTGTTCTCTAGAGATTCGGCGGTGTTTGCAATATTTGCCTTCACACGATCCCAGTCGATCGTGGGCATTGGGTAAATTCCAACCACAACGTCCTTGTTAGAATTTAGCGCTTTCGTGGCGAAATCTCCGGGAACTCCTGTAGAAAAGTTGATAATGTACACGCCACTGAAGTCTTTCTCTGTGTAGAGAGCTGTGAGAGCCTCGTTGGCTGTCTTGTAGAATCTCATGTCGGCCTGGAACCCATTGGGAGAAGTCATGAGCGTCATCTGAAGATTCAGGATCGAAACACATGTTTGCAGCGCCATATCCCCACGCCCTTCGGTGATGATCGCGATAATTACACGTCTCGCTGCGGTGCTCATTGTGCTACAATACGTAGATATTATTTCTTAAATTATTTAACACACTGTGTAGTGTCGATGTGATATTTTCGTATCGACAAAACACATTTACAAACATTCACTTAACATACTTCAAAAATAAGTATGTGTGCGTGCGGCAAACGAAAGACCGCTTATGGTTTCCAGTGGTTATATGTTCAAAATGTTAAATGATCACCCATATGTAACTCTCTCTAAAATATTTCCAGAGTACACATGCATTCCGCAATGTGACAGTGGGGTAGTAATATCCGCCCAAACATCACCACCCATCTTCTGCCACCTGCGACAGAACGCATAGTCTTCGGACAGGAACCTCTTTGTTTTCTCGTCAATGCTGCAAGCGAAAATGGCAATGTAATTAGCGACATTCTGCCCCTGGATGTCATTTACGGCGAAGAGTTCCTCCTTATAATACTCGTACATCTTCTCTATCATCTCGCGTTTCATCATGAGGAAACCGGTGGCAACGTCTAGAACTTTGACGAACCCGTCGATAGGAGGGTCGTTTGATATCAGGTTGATGTTGAAATCTAGGCCCATTTGGCGAATGTCCTCGGGAGCTCCATTGGCAACTTTTTCCTTTACGAGCCCCCAGTTGATGCTCTTCTTAGGGTATACAGCACTGGTACACTCTTTGTCAAAATTCAACAGACGGAGAACGGACTCGGGGTTGAAACCGATGTCCGCATCAATGAACATCATATGAGTGAAGTGAGGTTGCTGAAGGAATCTTTTCACGAGGATGTTCCTGGCACGTTCGATGAGGGATTCATTACCGACAAAGTCCATGTATATATGCACGCCACGCTGAGCACACAGAGCTTGGAGAGCAATAAGACTTGCCGCGAACGAGTTGGTCATCATGCACGCGTAACAAGGGATGCCGAGGAAGATGCTGGCCTTCTTCTGGGAAGCTTCGGGTAGCTTAGTAAACGCCACTGGTTTTGGCGTGGTTGGTTTAACCTCAGTTGGCCTGGATGCCACGACGTCTGATGGTAGCTCGATGATTTCCGTGAATGCCATTGTGTTAGTGTGCTATATCTATTTAAGTTATTTTTTGTGATTATTTTGCGCATATAACATTTGTATTAAAAATATTAACATAAAGTAAAGATGGCACCTAAAAAATGTAATTATCCTGCACAGGCGAAAGATCTGATTGAATACAAAGGTCTTCTTTATTACCCTCCCAAGAAAATCACGAATCACGTCTGGATAGGGTCGGAGGCCACTTCGGCAGATAAGGATTTTCTCCGCAAACACAACATAAAGTTCATCGTGAACTGTTCAGCAGACATTCCTAGATTCTCCGATATCCCGATGCTCAGAGTTCCCGTGTACGACGACCCGTCGGATGCTTCCAAGATGATAAAATATTTTGGGATTTCGAGCGTGGCGATTAGAGACGTGACTCGTTACGGAGGAAACGTCTTGGTGCATTGTCGCGCCGGTCAGAACAGAAGTTCGACGGTCGTGGCGGCGTATTTGATGACGATCAAAAAAATTGGTTATGTCGAAGCGATGAAACTGATACGTGCGAGAAAGTGTGAGACGTTTAGGCCTTCGAACTTCACATCATCGCTCAAGCAATGGGAAAAGAAACTCGTAGAAAATGGTGTTATAAAACCTAAGAAAAAAGTCAATAACACCGTCAATAACACCGTCAATAATAAGAATAATGTCAAACAAAAAAATAAGAAGTAAGTTTAATGTACGAATATAAAGTCAAGGTGACAGATGTGATAGACGGAGACACGATCGATGTGGTGATTGACCTAGGTTTTGATATTTTCACGAACAGAAGAGTCAGACTTGCTGGAATAGACACTCCGGAGTCCAGGACGACGGATTTGAACGAGAAAAAGTTCGGGATGGAAGCCAAGGAACATCTCAAACATTTATTAGGAAACGCGAGCAACATTGTAATAAAAACATTGGCGACAGACGTGAATGAGAAATATGGAAGGGTTCTCGCCAAGGTGTACACAGACTCGTCCGCGATATCAGTTAATGATTTGTTGGTGTTCCATGGATATGCATGGTCCTACGATGGTGGCACCAAGATCAAAGATTTCAACGCTTTGTTGGCCAAAAGAATGACATGATACTATCCAAGCAACATTTGTCGATACGATTATCCGCGTATCGACAAACATGCATTTTATGTACCATGACATAATACTAGGGGACAATCACCAAGAAATTATTTTTGGAGCGAGCAAGGACGCTACCTTAAGGCCGAGACCGGACAGCGCTGCGATCGCCAGCTTGTCTGAGAAAGAATCGGATACCATTCTTGCGGCGACATTCATAATGAGGAAAATAATACCGAACTTGATGAGATTAGCCACGGTAGGGACGTTGCCTCCTACGAGGAAAATCACGGCGGAATATGTCATTATCAGGAAGAATGTTTCGGTCATCGCCTGGCGACAGCATCCTATGGGGTTGAGTCTGCACCAGCTTGTGGTGTTGTTTAGGAAGTTATTCTGCAGAGGCTGGGGGATTGGCAGAGAGTATTTCTTCTCGAGGTCGTCTAAAGCCTTGTTCATTTGATATAATATAACATTATTTTATTGCGACGTGATATTAGTTTAAATTAAATGTTTATAATATAATAATTGATGTATTCTTCAAGGAATGAAAACAAAATATACGACGAGGAGTATATCCGGTTCGCCAAGGAGAATGTAAAACGTTTTCAAAATACCACCATATCCCCCACAGAAATGAGCTTTGATTTTCTGTACACGCCTCCGTCGGGAACCGTTAATATACCTCAAAAAATCGAAAAGGTAGAGGAAGTTGCGATTCCCATAAACCAGAGAAGTAGTGGCACGGCCAGCGAAGGAACGTTCGTTCAGCTCCTTTCGAGAGGCCCTCAAGACGTGTATTTGACATACAACCCGGAGATGAGTTTGTTCAAGCGCGTGTATAAAAGGTACACGAACTTCGCCGTGGAGCAGTCCGAGGAGAGGTTCTCAACGACAGTCCGGTTTGGTACAAAGAATACAATCACGGTATCTAAACGCGGAGATCTCGTTGGTTCCATGATTTTGCGGATCGTTCTCCCCAATCTAAATATTCCGGGCGGGACATGGAAAGGAACCATGGGATATAACATCATCGCGGGCACAACGTTGCGGATCGGCGATGCGAGAATTCAGTCTACCGAGGGGCTCTGGTTGGACATCGACGACAAGTTGTTTTGCCCAGATTCAAAATATGCCGGGATAAGTAAACTAGTGAAAAGAGGCGAGGAGCCGGCCACTGACCAAGAATGGGAGATGTTCGTCCCTCTCAAATTTTTTTGCTGCAAAAACACCACTTCGAAGCAACAGTTCATTCCCGTCCTCAACCTGGCCACCAATATAGACGTGTATGTTGATTTTACGTTTAAACCTCTCATTTCTCTCGTGAATCTTCCGGCTAACACACAGCTTCCGGACAATGTTACGTTGGACGCAGGGCTCATCGTCGAATACACATTTCTAGACGACGCGGAGAAGTATAGATTTGCTCAATCTCCCTTGAGTATAACATTCGACAGGGTGTACAGCATAGACAAAAATACCTACCTCACTACAACCAATGGGCAAGTCGTGAATCAATCGAGAGTTGATATCGACCTCAGAGAGTTGAACAAGCCCGTTAAATACTTCGCAATCGTCGCATATCCAGAGAATGATATAACCGGGTTCGAATATACCAATATATTCGAAAAAGGCACGTTTTATCTCAACTCTAATCAACAGTTCACCCCGAGAGCAAGTGAATATTTTTCTATCGTGCAGAAATATCAGCATTTTCGTCGTTGTGACCCTACGGATAACATTCTTGTTTACAGTTTTTCTCTAGATGCCACGTCTTTTCAGCCCACAGGATCGCTGAATTTTGCGCCATATACAAAATCTAAGCTATCGTTTGATATCGTCCCTCAGATTATACAGAAGAAAATAAAAGTGTTCGCGGCTTGCTTAAACTTCCTGGTTTTCGAGAACGGGTTGTGCAGACTGCTTTTTATATAATCACTTGTTAGACTTGCGATTCTTCCGGCAGGAGAGTTTGTCGAGGACAGTCGACTGACTTTCACGACTTTCCATGATCTTCTTCCATACTTTTGCGGCGTCTTCGCCACCGTACATCTCGCGCAATGCATTCATTACAGTTTCTTCTTTGAGACCTGGCACCTTCGTGGATTGTTTGAGAATCAGTTGCACATCCCCCGAAGCTGCTACTTCGTAATTATTTTTTGACATGAACTCCTGGATGATCGTTCCTAATTCATCCTTCTTCTGCCTGACCGCTTTGATGCTTTTAGACGCCTCTGATATTTGGTTTGTGATGTCTACATATTCTTTCACACACTCCCTGAAAAGGTCCAACTGATCTGACATCTCGTTGCTATGTTTTTTATAATATTTTTATTAAGTTAATATTAACATGATAAAAATATAGAGTAATATTGATTAATGTTTATCCGATCAAAGTTTTTAGTCTGTTCTCTGGAATATACTTCTGTATGTTGGTTATCACTTGTGGTTTACCCGTTGATAAAACATAATAAAACCTTTTCACCGATGGCTTGTAAAATATTTTAGACTTTATTTGACGATCATTTGTCTTTGAAATGTGATAAAACCCAGTGTTCACAGTTGACATATTTTTAATAGGTGATGATGATTTCATGAGAGAAGGTGATTTAGGCAACTGAGGCAACGTAGAAGATAATAATTTTGGCAATGGAGACCTTGGTGGCGTTGATGTCTTTACGGATTTTATAGACGATTGTAAAGACAGATTTTGAAGTCGACGAGGAGATACGTTACGTATTATCGGCGACGTATTGGTCGATGGTTTGGAGGGCGATGACCGCTTAGGTTTAAAGAATGCAGACAATGGTTTTGATTTTACGAGATTTTCTCTGATCATTCTTCTAGTTGTCGATTTTTCTTGAACAAATCTTCCAGTTTCTGGATTTATCACTTTTCCAGGAGGAATTTTATTTTTATTATATTTTCTCAAAACGTTCACATATGCATCATCAGACATGATCACGTTATATTTTATTGGTTTTAATGTTTTTGTATTATTCATGTAAAAAAACGCCGCATACGGATTTTCTTTTTTATCATCAAAATAAACATCGTGTCCGCTGTATGTTATATTTGTTGATATGCCTCTGGGATTGAATTTTTTAGGTCCGGACTCCTTTTGTCTCGTACTATAACATGTCGAAGATACTATAGCATTTTTGTTATTTATGACATCGTCGATCATCTTATTTTTCGTTGCGTAACTTCTGTAAATTATCCAAACACTAACCCCATCAATCTTTTTTCCTTCTATAGTTGTTTTGACAGACGTGGTTGGTTTTGTGAAAAATATAGGTTTATCATCATCTGGCATATATTCCGCAGTTCCATTTATGAAGCTTTTGCCCTCGAAGCTATTAGTTGATTTTTCTCCTTTTGTGGTAAGAATTATCGTGTTATCGTTATGTATTTCTATATGAGGATCGCCACTCATCAATATATTCGCATTTTGGCGACTAAATCCTTTCCCTGTTCCATATTCGATTCCAAATATTGCCATATTCATCAGTAACGAACTCTTCACGTAGTCCCATATTCTGAGAGATTTTCCGTCTTTGTACCCTGGCCAACAATATATATTCGAGCTCTCTTGAACGCTCAATTCAAGCATTTTATTCTTGAAATCTCTTATTTCCTTTGTTACTGCCGGTCTTGTTCTAAAAGTAACATCGGCCGATGCGTCGAGATATTGAGCATGATCTATTTTCTTACCAATATCGTTTTTATTGGATTTGTGTGATATCCAGGCAACGTCGACCTTAATTTCCTTATTTCCGTCTTTTACAATAGAATATAATGCTATATCTCCTTTGGATGTTACATGACGACCAATATTCTCTATTTTAATTTTGGTCGGAGATTTGGCATTGGCTTTATCACGCAAAACTCTAGCACCACTTACATTTCGTATGACTTGTTCGTTATCGTTCGAATCTTTCAATACAACGGTAACAGGTAGAGATATCTTCTTTCTTTTAAGCTCTTCGTGAAAATCATTCACAAATCTCTGCTCATAATATTTTGTCGACGCTTGTGGTGTTGTCATTTATATATATATATATGATATTTTTAATACACCATCAGATTTCCCAGATACTCCTGGTCGTATCCCATCAACCATGCACAGAACTTGCCTGATAGATAACCGTCATCAGTGCCTCCCGGGCAAAACTTGATCTGAGTGTGAAGATTGTTCTTTTGACGTTTGGTCAGAATTTTGGCACCACGCGCCGACTTGTGATAACAGAACGCAGGCGTATTCCAGTACGTCATAGCAATCGGCTTCGTGATGATCGCATCCTCCTCGGCTTTGTGTCCGACGGGCGCATCGCGTGGAGTCAACGTGATATTCAAGTTAGGAATGATGTTTTGTTTAGTAGGGACCTTGAACATGACACCGTCCGTGGAGTATCCGATCTTGACGATGTCGTCCTTGTCGTCGACCGGTTTGCCCGAAAGTGTCAGCTCGTTGATGGAATCGAACGCAAATCTAACCTGGTCGGGAACTACGCTATTTCCCATAAATTTGATCAATTGCTTATTTTCGTGAGAATTAGCAGCAATCTGCTTCTCCTTAAAATCACCCGTCCATTCAAATTTCTTCACTGGGATCTGATCAAATTTCGTGATGTTTCCTTTCTTTTGAGCCAACATAAACCAACGATACCGATTGTGATGCGCACCAACGTTCACGTCGTTGGAACGGCACGTCCACCACTTGGTGTCGTATCCAAGATTGTTCAGGTCAGCCACGATCACCTTGAGATTTTTGGTTTGCGCCAGCACATGCGAATTTTCGAGAAACACATACTCGGGGCTGCTCTCCTTCACCACACGACTCACTTCTGTCCACAATCCGGATGCCGCGTGGTCGAAACCGGTTCCTTTACCGGCTGTGCTGAAACCTGTGCAAGGCCATCCGGCAGTAACAATGTCTACTTTCCCATTGTACGACGTAGCATCGAATTTCGTAATGTCGCCATGGACTGGAAGTCCACGCTGACTCAAAAAAGCGGCGGCATCTTTCTCGTATTCGCAGAATGCAATTGGTTCAACATAACCACGCAGACCGTGAGTAATACCTCCGATACCGGCGAACAGTTCAAGTGCTTTGAGGACCATTGTTATTATGTCTTGAGATAAAAAAAACTATTTTTATACGCTATTGCGACGATATGTTACATTATTTTCATATCAACGTGATACTTGAACCACTCGTCTACGGATGAGAATTCGTCGGGTAGGACGATGATCTTATTACTCATCGTACCTTGCTTTGCCAGACGGTCCGCTTCGTCGTTACCTGGATCTCCAGAGTGAGCCTTCACTTTGGTAACATACACATGCCCGTTTCTATCCTTCGTCAGTTGAAGCACGAATTTGGCCAATTTGTCATACTTGGTCCGTTTCATCTTGGTCACAATATTGGAAATAGAAGTCTGGCTATCCGTGAAAACAAGTGTGTCGAGTTCGGGATCCGTCATAGCGATGCTCGTGAAAATGGCACCCAGCTCCAGGCGATTGATGTCCTTTGTTTCGTGAGCTCGTGCGCTGAAAATGCGAGCTTCTTCGTTTGCATTTCTTGATATGAACCCGATACCTCCTCTGTTCGCTGTAATAGACGCATCTGTGTATGAAATAATACGGTTTTCACGAAGAATTATTTTTTGAGGAAATCCAAGAAGAGTGTGGATAAACATGTCTATAATAACAGAAAAGTCCGGGTGTTAAGTTTATATAGGCCAGTAGTCAATACAATATATCATTTGACCGCGGGGCAGTATCAAATAGCGTTTTACTTCGGCGTGAACAGCTTCTTCACATATACCTTCTTGTCCCCCTGGCGAACGTACGCACGACCCTTGGAATCTCTCAGGACCTGACGCTTTTTAGAGTTTACTTTTCCCGTGTCGGTGAAAGGACTCCTCGCCTTTCCAGAGGTTCCCTTCGCAGGGGAATCTTTCTTTCCAGACGTTGCGACCGGTGAGGATTCCTTCTTGAACTCTTTCCGGAGTCTCGGGTCAGCGTTTGGAAGGTCAAATCTTGCCATGGCGCTTCCTCTACGCCGTGCCACGGGGGAAGGAGACCTTCTCGGGGCCGATCCAAAGCGTTCGCGACCAGTCGACGAGTATCTAGGGGCGGCTTTCCCGGACATTCTAGAGGGCGACGAAGACCTCCTGGGCGACGAAGACCTCTTAGACGACGAAGACTTAGGAGAAGATCTAGGAGTCAGTGGCGACAATTGAATCAGCCCGGTGGTCGGCGACCTTGCAGCAGTAGGCGATCTTGCTGCCTGACCAGACGACGCGACATCAACGAAAACGGGTTTTCCACATTGGAAATTCTCCTTCGAGTGGAACAAGTCTTTGAAGAGTTTGCAATCCGCCGCCATCGCCTTCAGCAATCTCTCGGTTTGTGCGACAGGAGCGTTCTTTCTGACAGCGTCGGCGAAGACATAACTGTTGATTCCCGGGGGTAATTTCCCAGGAGGAGGACCGTTCACGGTAGACAGATCCGCGCTCAAATTCAAGGTCATGATCTTCTTGGCCGTTTTTTCTAGGTCAGGCAATGCCTTTTTGGATATCCCGTCGTGAGTAAAAGTCCTTGGCACGGTCGAGAAATATCTGTAGATAGACGCGAGCTTTCCGGCCGACTTCGAGTGGCCACACATTCTCAGCGCACGCCCCACGGCTTGGATATCCGCAGCAACGTCGTGAAGAGGGTCCACGATATGCACCCCTGTGAGTCCAGGCGTGTCCAACCCTTGATAGTACGTGCCTGTGGCCAGAACGATCTTGATATTGTCTCCGTTGATGTTAGATTTATCCGCGAGTGCCTTTTTCATAGCGTTGAGCTGCTTGGCTTCTATTTTCACCGTCTTGCCCTTATACGAATACGAACCAGACTTATAGAACGCGTATCTCTTCCCGGAACCGAGTGGAGATGAGCTTGGGACGTAATTAGAATATCCCATGGAGTCGAGAACCGCCATGATAGTGAATGCCGTAGAGGCATTGATAACATACATGTATTGTTTACCGGGGGTGGACAGAACTCTTTTTATGACTTCGCGAAGCTTGGGCGACAAGATGCTCATCTTAGGTCCGAATCTGATGACCGCGGGAATTCCTCCGGTCAAGTCACGACGCGCAAGTCTCTCGATCTCGTCCGCAGAGTACAACCCGGTTATCGCCGTTTTTGTCGTGAGTGCATCTCCGGCGCCGATAGCGTTCTTCATATACCCAGGACGTTTCTCTGCTTTGAGATCAGAATCTTTCAGCGATTTGATCGTCTTCAGGAATCCGGCGTAATACTTAGGATCCATCTCTGAAAATATGTTTTGAACGTTTTTGTTTCCATACACGCTCGTGTCTCCGCGAAGTTCTACGTAGCTCACGAATCCCTTCAGCCACTCCGGGTGTTTGTTGAGATCCTCAGGACGGATTCTCGGCACGTTCAGAGGCCGCACGAAATTGACCACACTCAAGATGTCATTCACGGTTCCGCCGGGGGTTCCAGTAAGCGCGAACACGTACATATGCTTCTTATACTTGGCATTGGTCAATTCGGCTCTGAGCCAGTTCGCGGCTTTGATGTAATCCTCGCTGGTTCCACTCGGCTTGAAGAGGGATTGAACTTCGTCCATGATAAGCACACTTCCGATCAGCTTGCTCGGTTCCTTCTTTGTTTGTTTTCCGTATTTGCCCATGAGCAACGCCTCGCCCTCGGGATTGGCGCGCCCGACGCCACCTGTCCCTTGAAATCCCAAGTTAGACGCAAGCTCCGTGAAACTAAACGTCTTGATTCTTCTCGACATAGGCGCGACGTTTTTCTTGTCTGCGCACCAGCGTTTCAATGCATCTCCCGCCGACATGGTCGTTCCAAACGCCGTCACTTGTCTGCCGAAGGGAGCGCGAGTAAACTCGGGAAGAGGTGTGTCTTTGAACACGAGTTTCACGTGGTCCGGATAAAATTTGAACAGGTTTTCCGTGTACACATGCGCGTTGTTGTCCCTATTGTTCTCAGGAGTCGTCGCGAGGACTATGTTACGCTTGGTGCCCCAAAACGCTAGGGCAACTCCCAGAGAAGTAGCCGTGTTATGAGTGATCGTGAAATCCCCCAGCAAATATCTATGATCTTTGTCCAGGACAGGTCCTATATACTCGCCAACACCGAGCTTCTTCACACTGAATCCAGTTCTTCTTGCGTCTTTTACTTGTTGTCTAGGTTTAGCACATTTACGTTCTAAAGCCGTGGGAATTTTTTCTAATCCCTCCCCACTTATACTGATCTTGTGATATGTTCCCCATTTTCTTTCGCCCTTGTACATGCAAGATTTCTGGACCTGTTTCATATAGGCAGCAAATCCTAATGACCTGGCCACAAATGTTATGTCTTCTGCCAGTCTTTTATTTTTCTGAGTTATCTCGAAGCAATTTCCTCCCAAATACCCGTCGGTATCAAGTAAGCCTGCTAATACCTGCAAACGAGTTGAAATACTGCCTGTTTTGATATCTGCTGGTATATGTTTGTTTTCCAATAAATCATATTTTTTTAAGGTAATTTCAGCAAGAAGCACACTTTCTTTCTTATCTATTGCGAATCTAGCACCAGCAGACGCACCATCTCCAAGCCACGCCCCAAGAACATACGGGTCGAATAATGGATCGTCTTTTCTTGGAAACGTTATCGGTCCTGATCTGAATAATTTTAATGCACTCTTGATGTATTTTGGAAGTTCTAAAAATTCATTTAATGGTATGTCTACTATATGATTGGGTTTCAGGTTAGATACTATACGTTCAGCCTCTGCTAATGTCTTTACAGTCGGCATTTTGAACACTCCTCTACCATCTGCTGTATATTCGTGGTATTTCACCAAATATGTGTTAGATGGTGTTTTTTGAATTCGTCCCTGCTCATTATATTGAAGACTCAAAACGTGAGTTTCATTGCATTTCCACGATTCTCCTTTAATCGGTATTATTTCATACATCATCTCACGACCTTTGCCAATATCTAAAACACGTCTTGGCGTGGAGTCCAACCCCATCAATTCCATTCCAGGACGAAGATCTTTCGCTTTTATTATTGTTCCCGAATATGTAAGAACATCCGTATCTGGATGAAGACATTTCCCACTGCCCACGGAATGGAAGCACAACATTCCGCGGATCCCGCCGATTTCCTTAGGAGAACGACTGGCAAGGATCCGGGCAAATTCGTAGACGGCCATTTGATGCGCCCCTATCTTGGGAATCGAGAAGTCGCACTGAGGATTGGCGCCGGCAGTGCCTTTGAATTTGCGTTTCTCGGCGATGATAGGTGCCAATCTTTGCTCCACTCCCTTTACGAAGCAGTTGTCAGAAGACCGAGGATTAAAAGTCTCCCCAACACACACAGGAGGAACCGGCGGCTTATACATCGCAATAGCTCTTTGCTGGTCGGGGGACAACCTCCGAACAAATCTCGGGTCCGACACGAATTGGCCAGTAATATTCGTAGGAGAATATCTCTTGACGTACTGGCCGTCGTTCTTTCTAGGCTCCATGTAGGACACCGTCGAAACACCGTCTTTTGAGTCGATGACAGTCCCCGGCACGCGTACAGATTTATCACTCATCCTTCTCAAGGATACCTTACCGTCTTCGAGAAATACTTCGATGCGCTTTCCCTTAGGGACGTTTCCCTTCACCACAACCGTTTTAATTACCACCTTGGGAACCTCTACAACACCGGGCTTCACTATCTTACCAAGAACCGAATATATAGTAGGTTCCTCGACCGCCTTGCCCGATATGGGGTCAAAGTATACCTTGATAGTTTCTCCGACGGACCTCGTCGACTTTGTGTCAAATCTCTCCACGTCGGTGGCCACGAAGTTGGAATTAAGAAGCGCGAACAGGGGAAACCCACCATCGACGCTCATGGGAGTGTCCGATTTAAGACGAGCGCTGAACGAGCCCGATGGTCTAGTAAATGCGACGGTAGCCTTGTCGGTTGAAGCTTGGGTGATTTTACCATACGTGGAGACTTTGCTCAGCGGAGACTTCGAGTTCTTCCATGGGAGGACTCCTATAATTCGCTTAGCACGATCGTCAAAATAAATTATCACCGTCTCGCCGATGGCAAAACGATAATCTTTAGGCTGTGGGATTTCTTCCCGGTCAGTCGTCTTCGCAGGAGACTGGTATGCAGGAGACTTCGCAAAACGTCTGCGAGGTTTCAACGGAAACAATCCTCCTTTTACCGGCCTGGTCACGGACATTCGCTTAGAAGACTTAGAAGACATATATCTAAATCAAAGATTATTTTAGTGTGTAAAATTGATGAAAAAAAATTACGCCGTGATTGTAATGGCGACTATAGCTCAAAGCCCCGGTCCTCTCAGCAAGCGCTTTGGTCAAACAGTAGATGCGATACTGAGAAGAGATAACATTGAACACTGGAACGAAAACAAGAACGATGACCTCGTTTCGATAGAAGAAACTGAAAAGGTCATTGTAGTTAACGTTGAAGAAGACGCCGTAGTCGAGGAGGATGATGTCATTATACTCAGCGATACTCCCGGGAACGTCGTAGTTAAAGAAGAAGTCGTCGTTGTCGAGGAAGATAGTGACAATGACATTGAGGAGAGTACTTTGATAGATGACATTGAGATCGAAGAGAGCAACGATAGTGTCGAGGTTCATGTTGAGGATAACGGTGATATCGTGAGCGAGGCAGACGCGGATTTCGCCACGCCCGAAAAAGTCGCAACTATAGCAGAAGAAGTAGAGGACGACATAGTATACTATAAAGATGCTCAGATGGAGTACGAGTTTGGCGAATTGCGTAAGGAAAACGGTGTATACTTTGCTCCTCTGAGGAAGCCAGTTTTGATCCAGACACCCGTAGTGAAACTGATGAAACCCATCTCGGGAGACTCCACGATTGTCAGAGTGTCCGGCGGGTTTGCCAAGTTTGTAAAGAATCACGAGGAGAACATGCTCAGACTCACGAAGGAGAACAAGGACAAGTGGTTCAAAAATGGCATCGACGATGATGCACTCGATGGTGGGTTCAAGTCGTTCCTGGAATCAGATACACAGAAAGTTAAGATTTCGGACGACTTCGCAGCATTTGACACCGCGGGAGATTTCATCGATAGCACCTTTTGCACCCCGGCGGAGGTCAGATGCATTTTGAAAATTTCCGGAGTGTGGTTCGGGTCTGTCGAATTTGGTTCGGTAATGTCTCTCGTCCAGACGCAACTCGTCAAACTTCCCAAATGTTCGATCAAGTCCACTCGCGAAAGGAAAAAAAATAATTATGTGGAAGATTTCGCGTAGAATTTTTTCTGAATAAAAAAAAATATAATATATTATCATAGTAATACAATACGATGGATATGTCTAACATGGCTAAGATTTTGGCCCTGCTCGCAATTGTGTTCGTGGGGTTCATGCTGTGGAAAAACATGAGCGAGAAGAAAATCTCCCCTCCCATGCCTTACAAGGCTCTGGAGAAATACATGAACTCCGCCGAGGGTGAGGAATACGACGCAGAGGATGATGACATGTACTATCCCGAGGATACAGACGCAGAGGACGAGGACATGGAGGATGATGACGAGTACGTCCAGGAGGACGATGACATCGAGGACGCCGAGGACGAGCCTTATGACGACACCATGGACGCAGAGGACTCCCTCCCCAAGGTAATGAAGCCCGTCATGCCCCTGCTGACCCCCTCTTCTCAGCTGCTGCCCAAGATCACCCCCGAGGCCGCTGATTTCGCACAATTTGCTCCCAAGAACCTGCAGGCACAGAACTTCCTGACCGCCACTCAGTGGGTCGGTGTGAACACCCAGGGCTCTTCTCTCAAGAATGCTAACTACGACCTCCGCGCAAATCCATTTATACCTAAGGCGGATGTGGGACCATTTATGCAATCCTCCATTGAACCTAACCTTTATGCCAAGGAACTGTTCGGTTAATAATTTTAGTGTATGTAAAAAAACAAGTTTGTCGATACGGTGAAGTCTTCATATCGACAAGATTGATTATAAAATGCATCTGTGACAGTGTAAATTTACATAAATGGGATATGCCAGTAACGGTCCAGACAACGAAAGTGGATTTTATTCTTTTGAAGTATACGAACTGAGAACGCCGATTGATAAAGTATACGTAGGATATACTCGTCATACGGCATACAAGAGATTCCAACAACATATCAAAAACTCAAGAAAAGCCAAGGGGAAATGTCTTGCGATAGAAGCCGCAATTCGCAAATATGGGTTTGAAAACATCACGGTTACGACTCTTATGAAGTGCTGGTCTCAATATGATGCCGGGAGGTGGGAAACATCCATAATCGCAGAGATGAAATCATCGGTAAAGGACTTTGGTTATAATCTAACATTAGGAGGAGACGGTGGCCCTCCAAATGCGGCAACATTAGAGAAACTTAGACAGGCTCAATTGAACCGACCTCCGCGAGAACTTATAGGCCCAACTGCGGCATCTGCGGAAGAAATAGAAAACACAATAGAAGAAGTTAAACAGGAATTTGGGATAAACCGTTCAAAATTATTCATAGCAACAAAAGCCGGGGAGAAACTAGGAGTGCATTATGCAACCATTCAAGACCATATGAAACGCATTGGACAACAATACCAAGATGGCAGAAGTTATTGCTCCGACAAACAAATAGAAAGAGAGATTGACTGGGTGATGTCAATGGACTTTTCAGGCCTTATGCGACGGACACTCGTCGAGGAACTAGTTGGCAACATATTCGGGTCTGGAAGGTCTCTCGTGCTAAGTTATTGGAGACGGACGGGGGCTAAACCAAAGACAGAACGCCGTCTGTTTACGACTGACGAACTGAATACGGCTTATGAGTATGCTATGTCTTATTGGGATTACAATCCACCGAGCAGAAAAGCCGCAGCATCAATCATAGCAGAAATACTCGGTGTTAACATCACGACTGTATATAATTATATGTAAGACAAATTATCCACGCTTTACCAGACAATGAGCATGCCACAGGCCAGTCACGCTCTGTAGTTCTTCTGGATTTATGAAGCAAAAGTAATCCATGGTGCCAGTGTGCATGGACGCTACTTCGTGTATTTTTTCCTTGGTCAGCGGCACTTCGCTCCATATCAGGTAGTGTCTGGACTCATCGACGTCGTACGGGAATGCGTTACGCATCCATTTTATGTCGGCTCCCTTCATATTCTTGCGGATAACGTCTTCGATCTTTATTTTGTTTTGCTCCAATGCAGACTTGTATTCCTCGTACTTTTCTAGGACGGGCTTGCTCCTGGAGAACAAGTCGTGTCGATCTAGAATAGTACACAACTTCGCGTCATCCCAACGCATTTATATTTATAAAATAATATTATTAGTAAGTATACACAAAATGGGTTCTCGTATAATGCCGGCGCTTGCAGATGGAAGATCGTGATTGTTTGCGATGAAAAACGTCCAGCCACGAGTAAACGGATATCTCGTGGAAAACCCTGTTAGCTTTCCGACTAGAAGCAGACGTTAGTGACTCGATGAGTTGCGACATCATCAAATTGCGGGGACCCCCTAAAGTACGTGATACCAACGATGGCATGAAAGTGTCATCCGGCCGAGAGAGGACCTCGGGTATGGTAACAATTCGCGTGATGAACAATGGGAAATCCGCAGCCAAGCCCCTACGGACGATATGTCGAGTCTATGGGGAAGGTTCAACGACTAAATGGTGGTGGGTATTCTATGATGAGTGTAGACAAACTCTAGAATGCTTAAGATATAGTCTAGTCCCTTCAAATATCCCGAAAGGGAGGGTATTTCGTTACCAACTATGTGTCTTCCGGTATTTACAACAACTATCTCGAAGATAAGTTCAAGGTCGACAGCGACAGCAGCTATCGCCAGTTCCTGCAGAAGAACGCGAAGCAGGTCGAGAAGGTCACCAATGCTCTGACCGCATATTATGTGAAGCCTCCTACGATGCCCAAGGTCACTCGTAAGGTCCAGGGAGAGCCCGATGCGCATATGATAGCGGGTCCCGCCGGTAAGCAACAGACCATTCTGGATGCGGGATATTACAACAATCTTTCTCGTTTCAACTTGAAGACTCGGGGCTGATGTAACGGAGTTATAGGAAGTCGTATTAGTTGTTCAGTCGTTATCTGTTTTGTACACAACATATTTGAATGCAATGATGAAATGAATGTGTAATGTTAAAATTAAAAATATTATTTGTATAATAATAAGTAAAAATGGAACTCCTCGCCATCGCTGGAATCGTCGGTTACGGACTCTACAATAGTCAAGAAGGAAGAGAGCCGCGTCAGGATAGAAACAACTATGCAGGAATACTTGGATCTGGTAACGGAGTTCGCGAAGATTACGACACGAAGCCGACCGACATGGTGAGAAAATATAGGAAGAAGGCGGAGAAACGGTGGAAGCAGGCCCAGGTGCCCAAGGAATCTGGAATCATCACTCCTAACATGCGGCCATCCGAGGTGATGCCGTATTTCACTTCAGGAAAATCGATGAACACAAATACGGATTATAAGCAACGGAAGATGGAGTTATTTACAGGCGATGTTCTGGAGGGGACATCTGTATCCGGCACTTACAAGCACAAGAGAGAGGCCGATACGATGTTCGGTATGACCCCCCAGGGGAGAGTGTCCTCATCTGGAACGGTCGGAAATGCCCCCGGAGATGCCGACCTGGCCAAGTCCAGAAGCATCACCGCACGCACTCACAACAACGTCCTTCCCGCTGAGCAAATTCGCGTCGGCCCTGGTCTTGGCGTGGGACCGGAAGTAGCTGCCACGGGTGGTTTCCAGCAGTTCTACAGACAGATGCCTCTCAACATCAACGAATACAAACTGAACACGCTTCCAGGAGGAGTCGTATCCGGAGGAACAACTATGGGAGGAAAGGGGGAGGTCCAGCAGATATCTCTCATAAACCACAACCCGGGCGCCCTGGTAATTCCTTACGACGAACGCCCTCCGCTGGCAACCCCGAACGGCGCCATCCTAGGTCGGACGGAATACGGAAAGCAACCCCGTGGATACGCAGGCCTCCGCCCCTTCGAGGACGGATACAAGGGTCCATCCGACAGTATCGTCGAGGCACAGCAGGCGAGATACCTTGACAAGACTCGTGGCCGCCCCCGTACTGGTGAAGGGGATACGACGCCTATGATCAACATGAGCGGAACAAGTGGACAGTACTCTGGAGTAGGAGGATATGCAACGGAAGCTCCCGAGAGCGTGACGCTTGAGACCCAGAGAGGTCTCGTTAACAAGTACTTGATGCCTGCAGGACCCAATGGAGGTGTGCAATCATCCGGGGAAGCACGGCCCGCATTCGTCCCAGAACCCACTCTTCGCGAATCCTACGAAAGCGTATACTACACAGGTGGTGCGGGAACCACCGTCAGCGCTGCCGAGAGACTCGATGTTGTTGAGTTGCAGCCACCGACCAGAAATTTCGCCAAGATGGGTGATCAGTCCCGTGGGTACACTCCCGGTGCTGGGCCGACCGGAGGGTCCAGCAACGTCTTCGAGCCGGCCGCTATGGGGGCATATGGTCTTATCGACAAGAACAAGTACGACGGCTTCAACCACATGCTGTCAACTCCCATCGAACAAACCTTTGGCTCCATCGCCACGGAGGGCAAGGCTGATCGTTTCGGTACCAAGAGTACCGTCGAGAATCCATACTCGTCCACAAGCGCGCTGAACATCGCAACTAACCAATTGACTGGAAATAGGTTCAATCGTGACATTGCCAGACCGGATGCTCTGTCCACCACGAGCGACGCAGGTCGTCCGTTCGCTCAGCAAAATTTGAAACCGCGCGCATGGTCTCCGGGTGACGTAACCCCCATGTGGAAGAGAAGAGATGTCGTTTGACCCTGGGCAAGGAAATACCATATAAGGACACATCGAGCATAAATTTAATACAAATTAAATACTTGTCACGCAATACCAAAGATGGATACCCTCCCCACCGACATCTCCAGGAACATCTACAAGATGGCAATCAAAGCCAAGGACGAGGATAACAGGAACCAGATTCACGCAACTATCTGGTGTGTCCTTAACTTCGTCAACACGAGCGCCGTGCTGTATAACGAAATCCCACTGTTTGAGGGTTCGCTGAAGAATCTTTACATAACGGCGTTCAACGTTGATAAGATCCAGCAAGCCAATGGTCTTATTACCACGCGGATGATATTCTTCGTGGGCGATGATGAATTCGAAGTGACGTACAACGATTACGCAGGAGACGCGGATGTGTGCATGTATGTTGCCAACAAGCACGGACTTTATGCAGATGTAGCGAGCGATGCATTCTGGGCTTGCTTTCCCAATGGCATGGTCTACTGATAATTTATTATGTATTTCAAAAATATTTATCGTTTGTCGACATGTAACACACAGCGACAAATGATTCAAAGAACGCTCATGGCACTTAAATTTCAATAATACGAGGCGGTGCTTTCTTTGTCGCTCTGCCGCGAGGTTTGCGAGCCGTCTTTTCGACCTTGATCGTGTTCATCTCAGGAGAACCGAAATCAGACGGTGGAGGAGACTCCAGGTCGGACGGAATATCGGACAGCCTCTCCGATTCGTCATCGCGAATGTGTACCATGGCATCCCTTAGGTCGGGTTTCAGGTTCGTCTGTTCGGGGACGATGTGGCTGGCCGTAAAGTTGGCGGGTACTCCGAACTGAGGAGGGAAGGTAGGAGGTTTCATCTCTTTCCTGGCCACGGGAGGAGTGTGCATTTGCTGGGCCTGCTGCATGAAATTAGCCTGAGGTGGCGCGACGGGTTCGGGCTGTTTCGCCTGGATCTGAGGACCCGCGCCACCACCACCGGTCATCATTTTCATGATGCTGTCCATCATGCTGCCACCGCCGCCAGAAGAGTCTCCGTCTTCCAGAGTCTTTGCCACCTTCTTGGCCATTACGTTACTCATGTGGAAGGTCAGGGCCGACGCGCCGAATGTAAGAAGCAGACGAACCTCGGGAGGAGTTTGGACCTTTCCTCTGTATTTGAAGAAAAGTTCCTCGAAAATACTGTCATAATCCTTTTGCGTATATACTGCCTGGTGCATCTGATCGGACCACCCATCGAGCTCTAGGTCAAGCACGTCTACCTTGTCGTTCAGAAACTCCAAGGCGGATGCCAGACCTACCACGGCTTTCCTAGAAAACTTGAGACTCCGGTCTAGCTCAAGGTGCGTCTTAATGCGGTTCAGTTCCGCACGCATTTCGCGAATATCATCGCGCGCACTGAATTTCCGCGGTTCAATACCCTGACGGCGAAGCACTTCTAGCCTAAACAGGATGTCGGCTTTCTCGTCGCCGATGGTCAGAAACCCCTGGGACGGCTGTTCTTCCTCGGTGAAATAGCTAGACCGACGCCGTTCCACGGGAGAGCCACTAGACGTACTGTAGATATCGCCGTCGCCGTCGTAGTCCGCGGATACGTCGCTGCCGGAGTCAGAAGACATGTCTTCCATGTTCCTGGTCTTGTTAGGATTGGCGATATCTTTCATCATCTCCTTCAATTCCATATCATCGCCAAAATCGGAGTCGCCGACGGACGGGGCGGAGTGGGAGGGCTTTTGCCTGTCAGCAAAGCGTTGTGGGAGCTGGATACCGACACCACCCGCATCGCCTGATACTCTCATGGCCGGGCGAGTGTCGAATGTGTTTCCTAGTGTCACCGTCATTACTGATTGGCAATATATTATATTTTCTAAAAAAACGCATTTAAGTTGTTTGTGTCGTTAATATGACCATTTCAATACGGCCGATTGAGGTGAGGGGGTTTGTACAGGCCAGAAGTGGGCGGCGACGACCTAGATGGGGAAATTATAACCGGTATCACACATTCCTCGAACAACGAACGCCAGGGGTCTGTTGTGACTTTCCTCAATGCAGCTGCGTTGCTCGCGATGGTATCGGAGAATACTTGTCTTTTGGGGATTTTAAACATTTCTTCCAGAGACACCCATGCTAGCTCGGACTTTTCAATATAGGCAGAACCTATGTTTTTGTATTTCAGGAAGTTTACAATCTTCTTAAAGCGAAGGGGCAGGTCGGGAATATACGGAACTTCGATTAAAAACATACTATAAACATTTCCCTTCTTGGTAGTACCGTGTACCATGACCGACATATTTTTAACACGCTCGCGTATAGAATGGGGTGAGTTACAGAGACATCCGAGCGTCTCTTCGTAAAACTCTCTCGTAGCCGTATTGACGGGGTCGCCGTTGTCTATCGCTTCTGCTTTCCCCCCAAAATCAGAGAAAACACCGTCTCGAGAATCTTTACCTAATAGAAAAACTACATCCCCGTGCTCATTTCTGCTGATTGGAAGTATTCCGGCTGAACTGTTCATTTTTGCAACTAGTATATCTTTACAAGTTTTTCTGGGGTATTATACGACATGCATTATACATCAAACGAAATTCTTTTCCTGCGATAGGTGTTACTATCAAAGTCGATGAACACTCCGCGCTGCAAGGGGGTTGACATTTTTCTCAGAGTTGACATACTAATGCCCGACAATCTAGACAGTTCGCTCCAAGTTGGAAACACATGCCGCTGACCATGAAGTTTTATGTTGATTGGGAAAGTAAGGTTGCAAGGGAAAATGTTTCCAAATTCGTGGAACTCCTGGAGAATATCGAATAGATTCCTTTCGAGGTTCCCTCGGAAACCACGGTTTGTTGACGGTTGTGACCCGTTGTACGAAATGCTTCCGCTGATGGGGCGTAGCCAACAGAGGGAGTGCTTGGTGCGAAGTTTTATAGACCAAGATGAAAGATGTACTTTGCAGTACACACTGCTCTCACCCACTCCGCATATACGGTAATACACACCATCCTCACACTCCCAGTCGTCTGCCAGATATTTTTTGAAGATATCTTCCATTTCTTCCCAGCTGACGAATTTGTCCCACACTATCCCATGGTAATAAGTGTAAACACCACGTTGTTTCTCGGATTTTTCACGGAGAGCCTCGTACATTGCAAACAAAATACTAGAGTATTTGCCACGGGGGCGGTAGGAGTCTACGTCTATGGGCGTGGACATATGGGTGATGTCAAACTTGAAAGCGAATGGATCGTTTACACGGATCGAGTGGTGGGGGGCATGGAGGTCTATGGTCATAGAAACAATCTCATCTAGAACACGAGTGGACATGTAAAGTTTCCTGCCACAGACGCTTACGTCCCAACCGCCGCGGAAATAACTTGCAAACTGATGACGAACGTGGTCATTGATGGCAAACACGCGCGGGGTGAACTGGTCCCAGAAATACGTGTGTCTATGTGTATGCAACAGCACTGCCAGCCTGCCATACCAAAAATATTGCATCTTTACCTTTAAGATTCGGTCGTATTCCTGTTGTTTTCTCAGCCGAATCGCTTCCTGATCGCACACGGCCACGCTAAAGTTGGCAACATCTGAACATTTATCCATACTAGAAGCAATTTTACACAAGATGTCGGTATTCATTCTATGAATGTCATATGAAGTCTTTATTAAGTTATTGATCATTGCCAACGACAAAATAATAAAAATAATAAAAATAATAAAATAATAATAATATACATCAGTAGCAATAAACATGCAGTTCGCCACGTTGATGGATGCGTTTGGAGTGAATTCACTCGAAGACGTGGGTAAGAAGCCGGCAAACAAACGCACGACTTTTCAGGACAAGATATTCGGCGAAGACGTGGATGTTGCAGATGTGAAGGATGTCGAGCCTCCCATAATGGTGATTCCGGAGGAACGAAAAATCACGAAGTTCGAAGTCCAGGAGTTCATAGCGGACGCGTATCGCAAAAAGGGCATCAACGCCGTGTGGAACATGATGGACGTCAGGATACAGAAAAAGCTATTGGGAATGTGCAACAAATCCGCAAATAACATAAAGGGATTCTTCGAAGATATCTTCACATCACCAGAAAAAATGCTCGCGATACTGGCGGTGTTGTTCGTCATCATCATCTTGCTCGACATAAGCCAGCCGAAGAAGGTCGATGTGCCCAGAGTTAACATGCAAAATATGGCAGAGCAGTTTTACTACCCTCATCAACAGATGCCTCAGATGCCTCAGATGCCTCAGATGTATTACGCCACAGGATACAGCGTAAACCCGGTGAACACCAGTTGATTATCTTGATGTATGAAGTCGTAGTTTGCACAATCACTGTAATGTTACAAATAAATCATATTTGGTTGTAATATAGAATGCTTTACAAGGAATGTCAGAGAAGACGGAAATAACAACTTAATGTACACATACACTATAACACAATGAAGTCCACGAAGACTATCGAGGTGCGCCTGAAAGAGGTAATCGAACTGAGAAAGAAATTCGAAGAGCTCGGTCTGGACTCTGAGAACGAACAGATGAAAGAACTCATCGAAAAGATGAACCGATTCGTGAGAGATGGAGTCGGCTTCTCCGACAAAATAGAGCTCAGTGACTATGGTCGTGTGGCGATCTGCAAGTTTTCGACACAGAAAAATTGCGTGAGCACCATCGTTCTCCGTGCTCTCACACCAAAATAAATTAGTGTAGAACACTGCACATATATGCAAGAACGCCAAATACAATACAATAAAATGTAGTATTATCTGTATTTATATTGCTGGTTGGATACAACCCGGAAAAAAACAAAAGAGAGTTCTGGACAGAATACAATCTCTTCGCGACCTCGTCAGTGTCATCGATAAATGTTTCGTGGTTAATGACATAGTCATAGTCTACAATGGATTCGTTCTTCTCGTCAATACAAAGATCGAATCTCATTTTATTGATCGCAATAGCGTCGGCTATTTGCTCGAGATAGTTTTCGAAACCAATGACGATCTCGTCGCGCCTCTCGTCAAAATGATCATCGACCATCTTGAACTGCCTGACACGATGCCGCAGCTTCCTATGAAGACGCTGATTTTCTTTTTGTTCAGCGATCTTCAGCTGGCGATTCAGCTGCTTGACAAGAGCAATTTGAACACGCGACGACATAGTAGATGATTATAAATTAATTACAATAATTCGTGCGAAACACATATTTATGTTTAATCAATAAGTGTCGTTTGTTCCCGGTATCAGGACGCATATATGACATATCCCAGAGCATATTCCAGAGCATCATCTTATTACATTTAAAAATGTTCTTCGATAAATACGAAAAACATCTGGCCATGATCGAGGCCGAAGAAGATTACAGAACGAAAGCGGAACTCGCATACACTATGCATGTGATATATGCGAATTCATGTTGCATGTTTTGCTTCCGGAAGAAACGCATAGACCGGGCGAAGAAGTTTCCGGACCTGTACTACGAGTATATGCATTATTGTTAGACCCAGGATTATGACATATCGACAGCATGAGTTTTATATTTACATTGCGAGTGTAATTATTAACATAACAATCCATCATGAACTTTCTTCAGCAAACTATCAATGCCACCAAGGAATCTAACAAGAAGTACAAACTCGAACGCGCGGAATACGAACGTGCTTCAAACGTTCTGTATGATATCGCAGAGCGCAAGATAAAAAAGGTGGTTCTGCAACGTGCCAATGACGGGTTCACAGACGCTACATTTGACGTCATCAATGACCTCAAACTGGATATAGCGGGAAAGTGGAGTATTCCAGATCTTCTATTTGCCATCATCTTCGAGGACACGCCTCCTGTGGTGTCACGCTTGTTTTATCTAAGCAAGTCTCCGTTCGACGGGTTCTCCATTTCCACCAAGAGTAAGGATGGTGGACCGGCGTCGGTGTTTGTTCTCGACTGGGCATACCAGATGCTCCAACCGAAGACTCAATCCGCGCCCATTATCAAACCCGAACCCACTATCGAACCCGAACCCACACCCATTATCAATCCCGAACTCACACCCGTCGCCAGTCAAATGACCGATCATGACATGGTTAAAGAGCTGAATAACTTGCTGTCCGCTATCGCCGGTGTGCGGGCAAATGTTCATCAGCAAACTAC